TGTTCAACTAACTCGTCGTAACCCATAGATGTTAACTCATCTAAAATCTGTTCGTAATCAACTGAATAGTCCCTCATCTTACGAATCATACTTGAATCTCCTATTAAGCATTTCTTTTCTGGCTTCACAACCACAATCATGCCCAGTCTTTTCTGATACATAATCAACGGCCTTCTTTATTCCAGTTTTAGTAGTTATTCTTTCTATGGTATCACCAAGACCTTTATCTTGTTTTAACAACTTTTTCCAACTCATTCTATATCCACCTCATCAAAATCTTCAAACATTTCAGACAAACATCTAATGAACATTCCACAACTTGTGTACCACTTCATTGCATTTTCTCCTCCATTTTTGCTTTAACGTCTAACCATACTTGAGGGTGATTTTGTGCTAATACTTCTTGAACTATTTGCATTTGTGCTACAATAACTGTATCTTGTCTTTTATGAATAAGTTTTCCTTTGAACTCCATTAGGTATCTTAGACTTTCTCTAATCTCTTTAGCCATCTTAGTCAAACTATCTACATATTTAGGGTTCATATCTTCTTGGTCAAATAATATGTCTATTTTTTGTTCCAGTCTTGATATGTTCCTAGATAGCGACTCAATCTCATCTACTTCTCTCATGGCTATAATATTAGCGGCCGACTTCTGTACTAATGGTTGAAGATGTTTTGTCATATGTCGCTTTACTTGTTCTTCCGAACAACCCGCCATTTCTGCTACTGCACTAGGAGTAATATGCCCTTGACCCAACTGTTCTTCAATAAGTGGTCTTAACTCATGAGTACATATTTTACATCTAGGATTAGAAGCATCGTGATAATCGCCCATATGATTTCTCATGTGTTTAGCGGTTGTTCCACTAGGCCAACCTTCCATCTTGTCTAAATCATCAGGTGCAATATTTAGAGTTTCTAACTGCGCCTCTAAATCATCACGATTTTCGTGATTACATAATCTACATCTTCTTCTGGTTACGATACTAACATCTCCTTCCATGACTTCTTTACTTCTTTCTTCTTCTTCTTTTCACTAGGAGGGGTATATCCCTTTAGATAGACTGGGCCTTTTGGCGACCTTCTACCTACTTTACCTGTGGCTACGAATAAATTCTTAACCATTCCTCTAGTTATATCTAATGAATATCCTTTTATTTTACCTAGTAACTCTTTATCAACACCATACACATCTTTTATTTTCTTAGATTCAGCAGGGCTTTCTGCGATAAAGGATAATCTATTCTTAAACAACCTAGAGATTTGGTCATCTCTAATATTACCTGTTTTTGGATTTACACCTTGACCTATATCAGTAGATGTACCTAATAGATTTAGAATAGTTTCTCTAATGTCTGGTATATCATATAATTCTTTAGCAAGTCCTCCTCTTGCTACTCCTCTTAATACTAGTTTTATGTGGTCTACTTCCACATCATCAATCATATCTTCTGCGGTTTCCAAAACAGATAGTAATCCTACCTTAATGTCTTTACCAGAATCACCATCAGTTGAAAATAACGCTTGCCACATAGGAGGCTTTGACTTGTTCTTATCTTTCTCATAGTAAGAAGAATCTACTGCTGGAATATCTTCTTCAAATTTTTTGTTATCAAATACTTTAGCCTTAAGGTTTCTAAATTTAACATAATCAGGAGTTCGATAATGACCATAATATCTTGTTGTATGCTTCTTTTCATCATAAGCAGCAGTTTTCTTATTGACTCTTCTATACATTGGAACAGTAAATGGAATGTTTCTTGGGTCTGCATCAGTATTAGCAATATCTTCAAGTTGTTTCTTTGCATCTAAAACATCGTCTTTAAACGATTCAGTCAATAAGGCGTTATCTCCTACTATGTCGTCTATTTCTTTCAAAAGTTTTCCAATGCCTTCATCTTCACTTACAGGGTTTTTTGCCTGTGGTCTTTGTGCCGTTGGTAATCCATGCTTAGAGATAACCTTGAAAAGATTCTCTCCTCCCTTTACTCCCATTTCTTTTGCACTCATGCCTACGCATGATGCTTTCCATTTAGTATAAACAGACTTAAACTGCTCAATATCAAAGGTTTGAGTAACAACTACATCATCGCCTTTGTCATTAGTCATTCTGACTGTTCTTTTTGATTTCTTAGTCTTTGGCAATTTCTTCATCCTCCTCTTCTTCTTGTAGAAGGTTCTTCTTATCTACCTTCTTTCCGTATCTAA